CAAGGGCGGAGAGTATTTTGCTATCGGTGTTGGAGGCGCTGTTACGGGTAAAGGTGCGGATCTGCTCATTATTGACGACCCTCACTCGGAACAAGAAGCAACCATAGCCGAAACGAACCCAGAAGTCTACGATAAGACGTACGAATGGTACACATCTGGTCCTCGTCAGCGTCTACAACCGGGCGGAGCCATCGTAGTTGTGATGACAAGGTGGTCAAAGAAGGACCTAACAGGTCAAGTTGTCAAAGCAGCAGCTCAAAGAAGTGGGGAAGACTGGGAAGTTATTGAATTTCCTGCCCTTTTACCCTCTGGAAACCCACTTTGGCCTCAGTTTTGGTCAAAATTAGAGCTAGAAGCCCTAAAATCTGAACTTCCTAACTCAAAATGGATGGCTCAGTACCAACAACAACCTACTTCTGATGTAAATGCCATCATTAAACGTGAATGGTGGAAGACTTGGGAGAAAGATGAGCCCCCATATTGCGATTTTCTGATCCAAAGCTGGGATACAGCCTTCCTAAAGACACAACGTAGCGACTTTTCGGCTTGTACCACGTGGGGAGTGTTCTATCAACCCGACGATACAGGCAGAGATCAGGCAAATATCATCCTGCTAAATGCCGTGAAAGAGCGTATGGAGTTCCCAGAGCTAAAAGAACGTGCTAGAGAGCAGTATGACGAGTGGGAACCAGACGCATTAATCGTTGAAGCTAAGGCTGCGGGTAGCCCACTGATATTTGAGTTACGAGCGATGGGTATCCCCGTGCAAGAGTTTACGCCTAGTAAGGGTAATGATAAGATAGCAAGGTTGAACGCAGTAGCAGATATATTTGCAAGTGGTAGAGTATGGGTACCTAACACACATTGGGCGGAAGAACTTGTAGAAGAGGTAGCAAGCTTCCCTTCAGGCGAACATGACGACTTAGTAGACTCCATGACTCAGGCGTTATTACGGTACAGAAAAGGCGGCTTCTTACGTTTGCCATCAGACGAAGAAGATGAGGTTAAGCAATTTAAATCCAGACGGCATGCTGGTTATTACAACGTATAGGTACATTTATGTCTATTGAAAAAAGTTTATCACAAGCCCCGCAAGGCCTAACAGACCTAATCGCGTCCAGCGAACCAGCTCTAGAGATTGAGATCGAGGATCCAGAATCGGTCAAGATCGCGATGGATGGTATAGAGATCGAGATTGAGCCAAAAGAAGAATCAGACGACGACTTCAGCGCCAACTTAGCGGAGTACATGGACGAGAAAGAACTCGTCGAGCTTGTTGGTGACTTAACGGACGCATTTAACGAAGACGTGTCGTCCCGCAAAGACTGGATACAAACCTACGTTGATGGTCTAGAACTCCTCGGCATGAAGATCGAAGAGAAGACAGAACCATGGGAAGGTGCCTGCGGCGTCTACCACCCAATACTAAGTGAGGCACTTGTTAAGTTCCAAGCTGAGACCATGATGTCAACGTTCCCTGCTTCGGGTCCCGTTAAGACCCAGATCATTGGTAAAGAAACACCTGAGAAAAAAGATGCGGCTGAGCGTGTTAAAGATGACATGAACTATCAGCTTATGGATGTGATGCAGGAGTATCGCCCAGAGCATGAGAGGATGTTGTGGGGCTTAGGTCTTGCAGGTAACGCGTTTAAGAAAGTGTATGTTGACCCAAGTTTAGATCGGCAAGTCAGTATGTTCGTGCCGGCGGAGGACATTGTGGTACCATACGGGGCTTCGTCCATCGAGCAAGCCGAGCGTGTCACACATGTGATGCGTAAAACGGAGAACGAGCTCCGGCGTCTCCAAGTCTCCGGGTTTTACCGGGACGTCGACCTTGGCACGCCAGATAATGTCATGGATGAGGTGGAGAAGAAGATTGCTGAGAAACTTGGCTTTCGTGCTTCTTCGGATGATCGCTATAAAGTTTTGGAGATGCACGTTGACTTGGACTTACCGGGTTACGAGCATAAAGATGAAGATGGAAAAGTCACAGGTATTGCACTGCCGTATGTTGTGACTATTGAGAAGGGCAGCAACACCGTCCTCTCGATCCGTCGTAATTGGGAGCCAGATGATGATACGCATCAAAAACGTCAGCACTTTGTTCACTACGGTTATGTACCCGGTTTTGGGTTCTATTGCTTTGGTCTTATTCATTTGGTCGGGGCTTTTGCTAAGTCAGGTACTTCCATCCTCCGCCAGCTCGTTGACGCTGGCTCACTTGCAAACTTGCCAGGTGGCTTTAAGGCCCGTGGACTGCGTGTTAAAGGCGACGACACCCCGATAAGCCCCGGTGAGTTCCGCGATGTAGACTTACCGTCCGGCGTTATCAAAGATAACATCATGACGCTCCCCTATAAGGAGCCAAGTCAAGTTCTTGCTGGTCTCTTAGGTACCATCATCGAAGAGGGACGTCGCTTTGCCTCGGCTGGCGATATGAAGATAAGCGACATGAGCGCTCAGTCTCCAGTCGGTACAACGCTAGCAATTCTTGAGCGTACGCTAAAAGTGATGAGCGCTATTCAGGCTCGCATTCACTACAGCATGAAGCAAGAGTTCAAGCTTCTCAAGGGCATTATTGCTGACTACACACCAGAGGAGTATAGCTATGAACCCGTGGAGGGATCGCCAAGAGCGAAGAAGGCTGACTACGACAATGTGGAAGTTATTCCTGTCTCGGACCCAAATGCGGCAACGATGGCGCAAAAGATTGTGCAGTATCAAGCAGTCTTACAATTGGCGCAGCAGGCTCCACAACTCTATAACTTACCCTTGCTACATCGACAAATGCTCGAAGTATTGGGGATCAAGAATGCGGCAAAACTTATTCCGATGCAAGAAGATCAAAAGCCAGCGGATCCAGTTACGGAGAACATGGATGCGATCCGTGGCAAGCCGTTAAAGGCGTTCATCTATCAAGATCAAGATGCGCATATAACTTCGCACTCGTCGTTTATTCAAGATCCGATGACACAGAAGATGCTAGAGCAAAACCCAGCGGGGCAGGCAATTATTGCAGCGATGCAGGCTCATATGGCAGAGCACTTTGCATTTAAGTATCGTCAACAGATTGAGCAGCAGCTTGGCGCACCACTCCCATACAGTGAAGAAACTCCTGACAAAGACAGAGAAGTTATTCCTGAAGAGTACGAGGTACAGATCTCTCGTTTGGTAGCACAAGCAGGAGTTCAGTTGTTAACGATGAACCAGCAACAAATGGCGCAGGCACAAGCAGCACAGCAAGCGCAAGATCCGATCATTCAGATGCAGCAACAAGAGCTTGCATTGAAGGGTCAAGAAGTACAACGCAAAGCGCTAAAGGACCAGACTGATGCGCAGTTGAAGAACCGTCAGCTTGACATTGAGGAGCTACGCATTGCCTCTAATGAAGAGATTGAAGGTACTAAGTTAGGTGTAAAGATGGCTAAAGACAAGGATGCACAAGAGTTCACAGAAGAATTTGAGGGCACTAAGCTTGGGATTGAGATAGCCAGATCTAAAGAGCAGGCAAATAAACCGACAAAAGGTGATTAATGACAGAACTAGAACTTCTAGTAAAGCAGATAGATGAGAAAGCAAACCAGCTAAAAGACAAAGTTGTAGTTGGTAGCTTAGATCATATTGAGTATCAAAGAATTTGTGGTGAGATCCGGGGTCTGCTCATTGCAAAAGGGTACATATTAGACCTCAAAGATAGAATGGAGAACTCAGATGAGTGAAATCCTTATCGGCACAAACCCCGATAAACCGCAGATAGTAGGTGCAGTAAATTTTGAAGCAACTAACGAAGAAAAAGCTAGTCAACTACCTGAACCGATGGGGTACCGCATTTTGTGCGCTATTCCAGAAGTAGAGGATAAGTATGATAGTGGGATCTTAAAATCGGACGAGACTGTTCGGCATGATGAGCTCTTAACCACGGTGTTATTTGTAGTTAAGTTAGGTTCGGACTGCTATCAGGACAAAACTCGGTTCCCTAATGGGCCTTGGTGTAAAACAGGCGATTTTATTCTAGTGCGACCAAACGCCGGGACAAGACTGGTTATTCACGGGCGTGAGTTCCGCATCATTAACGATGATTCTGTAGAGGCTGTAGTCCAAGATCCTCGGGGAATCACTCGTAAATTTATCTAAAGGAGTCGTAAATGGCTGAAAATAAACAAGAAATGATGGATTTTGAGTTTCCGGATGAGGCAGAAGCTAAGGGTAAACCCTTAGAAGAAGCAGCAAAAGAGGCTGAACCGGAGGTTGAGATTGAAGACGATACCCCACCGGCGGATCGTGGTCGTCAACCGTTACCCAAAGAAGTAACCGAGATGCTGGATAAAGATGAGTTGGACCAGTATGAAGGCGAAACTAAAGAGAAGTTTAAGCAGTTAAAGAAGGTTTGGCATGATGAACGTCGTGCTAAAGAGGCTGCTTATCGCGAGCAGCAAGAAGCGTTAGCTATTGCCAAGAAGCTAATGGAGGAGAATAAAACTCTAAAAGCTAGGGTTTATTCTGGGCAAGAAGTATTTGCTAATGCGGCAAAAGAGGCGGCTGATGGTGAGCTTGCCTTGGCAAAACGTGACTATCGTGAAGCTTATGAGTCAGGCGATGCAGACAAGATCATCGAAGCTCAAGAAAGAATGACAAGTGCGAAGCTAAAAGCCGAGCAAATAAAATTCTACAAATCTGACAATGAAGCTTTACAAAATCAAGAAAATGATGTACAACTAGCACAAGAGCAGCCTAAGTATGTACCGGATCTTAAAGCTAAAGCGTGGCAAGAGCGCAATAGCTGGTTCGGGCAAGACGAAGAAATGACTAGTTTAGCCCTCGGGTTACATGAAAAACTAGTTAAAGAGCATGGTATGTCTTACGCTACTACTAATGAGTATTACGACACTATTGACAAAACAATGCGTCGGAGATTCCCAGAGAATTTTGAGGAGTCTGAGGTTAGGGAAGATGAGCCACAAAAAACTAATCGTCCTAAAGCCAGCACGGTTGTAGCGCCTGCAACACGTAGCACGTCGCCTAAGAAGATTAGGTTAAGTGGTACGCAAGTCCAGCTTGCCAAGAAACTTGGACTAACACCAGAGCAATACGCCCGTGAACTTACTAAATTGGAGGCCCAAAATGGCTGAAAACAGATTATCGCGTGAGCTTCAAAACCGCGCAACAACAGAGCGTCCTAAACAGTGGATGCCCGCAGAGTTGCTCCCAGAGCCCGACAAACAGGCTGGTTATGCTTATCGCTGGATTCGTACTTCGACTTTAAATACTGCTGACCCACGGAACTTGTCCGCTAAATTGCGTGAGGGCTGGGAGCCAGTAGGTATCGAAGAACAACCAAAATTAAAACTGTTAGTTGATCCCAATAGTCGCTTTAAGGACAATATTGAGATCGGCGGATTGTTACTTTGCAAAACCCCAGAGGAACTTGTTGTTCAGCGTAATGCACATTATGCTAAGCAAAGCGAGTCCCAAACGGAGGCTGTGGATAACAATCTCATGCGCCAAAGCGACCCGCGGATGCCGTTGTTTAAAGAACGGAAATCTTCGACAAGTTTTGGTAAAGGTAACTAAACTTAATTAGGAGTTATAAATGGCTTATCCTACCGTAGACGGACCCTATGGGTTCAAGCCGATCAATTTGATCGGTGGTCAGGTATTTGCTGGTGCAACTCGTCAAATTCCCATCGCTTCAGGCTCTGGCACATCCATATTTTATGGTGACGTCGTACGTTTGAACACCGGTGGTACTTTGAGCCGTGTTTCTACCACAACTACTGCAACTGATGCTGTTGGTATTTTCTTGGGCTGTGCTTTCACAAACCCAACTACCAAGCAGTTCCTTCAACAGCAATACTATCCAGCTGGTACTGTAGCTTCGGATATCGTTGCTTATGTTTGTGATGATCCTGATACCCTCTTCAAGGTAGCAGTGTTGTCAAACAGCACCACTGTTGGTGGCTTAACTCAGACTGACGTAGGCAACAACGTTGCTTTCTTTACGACTGCTGGTACAGCTACTTCTGGTGATTCAAATGAAGGTGTTTACAATACAACCAGCGATTCAACAACTACTCTTCCATTCCGCATTATTGCGGGCGTGCCAGAGACTGTTAATGCGTCTGGATCTTTCACTGAGGTAATCGTCAAGTTCAACTTTGGCGTACATACCTATTACAGTGCAACCCCTGTAGCAACCGCAGCTTAAGGAGCATATAAATGGCTATTTCACGCGCACAACTACTGAAAGAGCTGCTCCCAGGCCTGAACGCATTGTTCGGTCTTGAGTACGCTCGCTATGGTGAAGAACACAAAGAGATCTATGAAACAGAGACCTCTGAGCGTTCCTTCGAAGAAGAAACCAAACTGTCAGGCTTCAGCGCTGCACCAGTCAAAAACGAAGGCTCTGCCATCGCTTATGACAATGCACAAGAGGCATTCACAGCACGTTATAACCATGAGACCATTGCTCTCGGCTTCTCCCTAACAGAAGAGGCAATCGAGGACAACTTGTATGACAGCTTATCCGCTCGTTATACCAAGGCTTTGGCTCGCGCTATGGCTTATACCAAGCAGGTTAAAGCTGCTGCTGTGTTGAACAACGGCTTCACCAACTCTGCCGCATATTACGGTGGTGACGGTGTACCTTTGTTTGCGACAAACCATCCTTTGGTTTCTGGTGGCACTAACAGCAACACTCAGTCTACCGCTGCTGATTTGAACGAGACTTCCTTGGAAGCCGCCGTTATTCAGATCGCTGCTTGGACAGACGAGCGTGGTTTGTTAATCGCTGCTAAACCTAAGAAATTGATCGTTCCTCCATCACTCCAGTTCGTGGCTACTCGTTTGCTCGAGACACAACTACGTGTTGGTACGACCGACAATGACATCAACGCTTTGGTAAACAATGGCTCGATTCCAGAAGGTTATGCAATTAACCACTTCTTGACCGATCCAAATGCTTACTTCCTCACCACTGATGTTCCAAACGGTATGAAGCATTTCGTTCGTACTCCTTTGAGCAACAGCATGGACGGTGATTTCGATACTGGTAACGTTCGTTACAAGTCTCGTGAGCGTTACAGCTTCGGCTGGTCTGATCCTCTCGGTATGTGGGGTTCACAAGGCGCTTAATAGTGCTAGAAAAGGGGAGCCAAAAACTCCCCTTTTTGTTTTATTTGTAGTAAGATTACTGAAACTGGGAAATTTGCTTATTAAACTGCCCCAGCAGACGCATACACGATTAATAAGCTAACTTTGTATGGAGAAATATTATGGGTTTCGCTACTCACTTAGGTCCTTGGTTATTAGGCACCGTTAAAAACACTACTGGCACTACTGCTGGTACTATCCGCAACACAGGTTGCACCGTTGTTTCTCAATCAGCTAACGTAGTTTTCGGCACTTTGACTGGTAACTTAGTTACTGTCCCTGCTGGCTCACAGATTGTAGACATTAAGGTTGTCACCACAACCGTATTTAGTGCAGCAACTACTGCAAAACTAAGTATTGGCGGTACTGATTTCACAACGACTGGAACCGTTACTAGCGTTGGAAGCATAGCTTTGGGCGCCAATGCAACCACCCCAGGTGGCTGGTTAAATGTCGGTTCTACTGATGCCACGATTACCTACACATTAGCTGGTACAAGTTTAACGACTGGAGCAGCAACAATCATCGTTACTTACGCAGTCCGTAACTCTGATGGCGGTCAGTTCCAAACCACGTTTAATAACTAATCTCATGGGCTAGGGTTTTCCCTAGTCCACCTTAACTTATTGGAGATTAATTATGGCGATGCAAACTGATGTACAAGCCTCAGCACCGTTAACGGCTACTGGGCAAGTTACCAATAATGCTGGAACTCCTGCTAATTTAGGCAGAATCCGTATTAAAGGTTTATATGTAGTGCCAGGAGCTGCTGCTGGTTCTGTTGTCTTTAGAGATGGCGGTTCTGGTGGAGACATTTTGTTTACTATGAACACACCAGCCGTTGCTAACGCAGGGGCTTACAACATTGTTATTCCTGCTGAAGGTATTTTGGTTGAAACCAATCTACATGGAACCGTTACCAATACGGCTTCTGTAGTTGTCTTTTACGGATAAAAAATGTCAGAA